ATGTGAATGCCTTCCTGACCGAGGAGGTGACGGAGGCTCCTGACTTGGTAGAGGAGATCGTGGCGGATCGTGAGATGTTCATCAAGAACGTGTTCCGCTATCGCAAGAACGATACAGTCCTGGCTCCCGTCCACCTGAAGCGCCTGCTGGACAAGTACGGCAATCCGTATGCGACGAAGACGGATCTGACTCCTGCCTATGTCGTGGCAATGATTGGACGCTTCATCAAGGAGTTCCCGTATAGCAAGGTCTTCCACGCCCTGCTTCGGTACTACCTGGCACCCAAGAAGGCGATCGTGACGCATCGTCTCAGTGTGGCGCTCTTTGATGAGCTGATGACGGACATCCGCTTCCGCTACCTCAAGTCCCAGGCCCACTCGGGTGAGATGGTGGGTGCTCTGGCTGCTCAGTCGATTGGTGAGCCCACGACGCAGCTTACGCTGAACACCTTCCACTCGGCAGGTACGGTCAAGGCCAACGCCACCTCAGGTGTCCCCCGTATTGAGGAGCTTCTGAGTGCCTCGGCCAATCCCAAGAAGCCGGGCAACACGGTCTACCTGTCTCCCGACATCGCCTACTCACAGGATGCGGCGATTGCTAAGATGAAGGAGATCCAGCGCACGACTCTGCGGGACATCACGAAGTCGGTGCGGATCTACTACGATCCTCACAGCAATGCCGTGGAGGATGACGCGGAGATTCTAGCTCTGTATGAGGAGTTCTCCCTGGCGAATGAGGAGGTGTGTGCCTCTCCCTGGGTGATGCGTCTGGAGCTGATCGACGAGAAGCAGGTGGCACGTAATACGCTGGATCTGACGGAGGTCCAGGCCAAGCTCCGTAGCAACTCCCAGCTCAAGCTGGTCCAGTGTCTGCACTCGGACGCCTCGGCCCAGAAGCTGATCCTGCGCCTGATGTTCGATGCCTCGGCTATCAAGAACCCGACCCAGCTCCGGTTCCTGGAGGATAAGGTTCTGGACACAGTGCTCACGGGTGTGGATGGTGTCGGTGGTGTCCACATCCGCAAGGTCAAGAACGAGCTGGTGTACAACGAGGCGGTCTCGGGCTACGATCAGAAGGAGCAGTATGTTCTGGATGTGGACGGCACGAACCTGTACCAGCTGATGACCTTCCCTGGAACAGATGGTACCCGGACGTTCTCGAACGACATCCACGAGATCAACGATGTCTTCGGCATTGAGGCAGCCCGTCTGTCGATCTTTGAGGAGTTCTCGGAGGTCTTCGTGTCGGAGAAGGTCAACTACCACCACCTGAGCGTCCTGGTGGATTCCATGACCTTCAGTGGTCGGATCGTGGCGGTCAATCGCTTCGGCATGAACAAGAACGAGACGGGTGTTCTGGCTCGGTCGTCGTTTGAGGAGACGAGCAAGAACATGTTCAATGCCGCCATGGGCGCAGAGGCGGATACGATGCGCGGTGTGTCGGCCAACATCATGTTCGGTCAGAAGCCTCCCTGCGGAACGGGCTTCGTGGATATTCTGGTGGATGAGTCTCGTCTGCCTGATGGTCAGGAGGAGATGATGGATGATACGAGTCTGCCTGAACTGAATCAGCGACTGGCGGCTCTGCCCGAGAGTGAGTGCCGTATGGAGGATATCTTGATGGAATGGTGAGAACGACGAGTCTTCTTCGTCAACTTAGGAAACAAACGATCCGTCCGACGACGAGTGCGACGCTTACGACGACGAGATGACCCTCCGGACGATTGCGATCCCGGATTCAAGGTCGATCCCGGACTTGCATAAAGTGGTAATCCCCTTATTCTTGCGTCTTCTAACGCAAATTTCTTGAAATCAATAGGCTTTCCATATTCCTTTTCATATGATTGCTGTGCTTCCTCGAATGTTTCTTCAAACATTTTATCTGCCTTTTCAAACTCTTCTTTAGTTACAGTATTATAGAACTCCATTAAGGTGCCGGCTGCATCTATCTCATTTAACTCTTCCAACTCGTCGTCTACCTCTTTGTTTAACTTACTACGATAGTCTGGATTAGTGTTATGCTCCTCAACCTCTCTAGAGGTCAAAAACATATTTTCTCCCAGTTTTTTAAGTTTCTTAGGTAAGTTATTTGGATCAACAAGACCTGCGGTATGGCTTAATGTATCTAGATTTCGAATGTCCGGTTTCCGCCCGTTAATCCTTTCGAGAATAGGCTCTAGTTTTTCTGCCTTTATGCTATCTCTACGCTTTCGTATCTTGTCCGGACTGTCAAGTGCATCGACAATTGGTTGAAGTCCGTTTTTCTTTGCTCGACTTAAAATTTTATTCAGGGCTAAATCAATAGCGTTATCTTGAATTGTTACCTGAGCATGTGAGTCTGGATACGAAATAAATAACTCGGTACTCTTTGCCTGATTACAGCATCTGTGTGCCCATGCGTATTCGATTTTAAGTCGGTTCAGATCTTGGCCCTTGCCTTCAATATAAATCAAACCATACCAGCGACCCTGTACAACAGGCATGATGTGCTCACATTCGCGATACATTTCATCGTTTGAATTTGTCACGTTGCTTCTAATTGTAAGACCGCATAGGTAACACTCTATTCCGTCCTCGAATTCACCAACAACCGCCTTACACTGATCTGACGCATCTTTAGGTTCTAACAATTTACGAAAATCCAGACTACCGTGTCTTCCAACGATCTCAGCCATTCTCGTGGCGTTTTCTTCGCCAAATAAATAGATAGCTGTGATTTTTGAACTCGCGTAGTCTAAGGTTATCTTATTTGGATCTACAGTTCTGCTTCGAGATCGAGGACGAGGAGGAGTAGAGTCACCAGGATCAGCAGAACGGCCACGGGTAGCCGCAGGAGCAGCCGCCGCAGGAGCAGCAGCCGGAGGAAGAGGAACAGATGCAGAAGCAGGAGCATCATCTCTGGCGATGTCTCGTAACTTTTGAGAAGGTCTTCTTGAACGTCGGGATTTAGAACGATCATCCTCGCTAGGAGGAGGTATCGGTCCACTAGGAGCAGGAGCAGGAGCAGGAGCAGGAGCACTACTACTGCGAGAACTATCGCCCGAAATTCCCTCCGTGGGAAACATAGCTTTTAGTTCGGCAGCAGTAACAACTTCTGTTCTTCCTCGTTTTTGTTCGGGTGAAAGTCCAGTTGGAAGCTTTGGATCATCAATTTTTTTAGGAGGCATCTCTTACTTCATGCCAACAAATCATCCGAGGAGTTTCATCATCTTCTTCACCATGCGTCCACCGCCCATCATGACTCCCGTTGCCGGCGCGGCTGCCGTCCCTTCGGCAAGGAAGAGAGCGTAGTACGGGTAGTAGATCGTGGCGAAGATGAAGTCCAGAACCGCCCAGCCAATCGAGCCGTACTTCAGGTAGGACAGACGCGCGGCTCCGAAGTGCCACAGAAACAGAATCACCGTGCTGATGATGAACATGATGATACCCACCGCGCTACCGGTATCGAACAGCGCCTTGACCTTCTTTTCATCCGTAGACGGCGCGTCTGCCTTCGGCGCGTCAGTCAGTGCGGGAGTCGAAGCGCCCATTTAAAAGAAGGACACGAAAATCTGGCGTACTCATAATGGTCAATCTAACTAATCCCGAACTCGCAGAAATCAGGACAGACTCGTTGCCACGAGCCAGTCTTGAGGCACTGAACAACCTTCGGGAAACACTCTGCACAACCACCGATTTCAAACTCCAACCGAGCCAGAAGTTCTTGCGTCGCGTTCTGTCTCCGGACTCTCCGACGCGCAGTCTCCTGATGGTCCACGGAACAGGCACGGGCAAGACCTGTACGGCCATTCAGATTGCTGAGGAGTACATTCTGCGCCCCGAGTTCCAGGACAAGAAGGTCATGGTCGTTGCCTCTCGGGCTGTCCAGGAGAACTTCCGCACGCAGATCTTCGATATGTCACGTGTGAATCTGGACAAGACCAGCAACACCCTGAGCTCGAAGCAGTGCACGGGTCGTCGCTACCTCGACATGCTCCTGCGCATTGAGTCCGAGCCGAAGAACTGGGCGAACCCTGAGATCGTGTCCCGTCTCGAAACCATCAGCGATCGCATCATCAAGGAGTTCTATGAGTTCTCTGCCTACAACTCATTCGGTGCCATGCTGAATCGCAAGCTGACCGGAACGGCGAAGGACATTGATGAGGCGTGGATCCACGAGAACTTTGATAATCGACTGCTGATCATCGATGAGGCCCATAACATCCGGTCCAAGGATGCCACGACCGACAAGGAGATCTCCACTGGACTGGAGCGTCTGATCAAGGTGGCGAATGGAATGGTGATCGTCTTGCTGACGGCCACACCGATGTTCGACAGCTACGAGGAGATCATCTTTTACATGAACCTCTTTCTGTGGAACGAGCGGAAACAGCCCTTCAAGGCCGCCCTCAAGCCCTCGGATTTCTTTACAGGCGATGCCGAACTGAAGGGTGGGGAGTCTGAGGTCCGGTTCCGGGAGTGGTGCCAGGAATACGTATCCTTTGTCAAGGGTGAGAGTCCCTTCACCTTCCCCTTCCGCCTGCCTCCTCCGACGATCTCGGAGCCGGTCAATATGAGCTTCACGGGACACAACATCACAGATCGCGAGCGTCTGAAGTATCTGTCTCTGGTCTCCTCGCAGGCTCAGGGCATTCAGCAGAAGACACTCTCGTCCTCCAAGCACGAGGATGATGACAGCAAGCGCACAGCTCAGATTCTGCCGACCATCTCGGTCCTGCCGAAGAACCAGACCTTCAATCAGACCTTCACCTCCTCCGGTTCCCAGTATTCCTACGCGGGTGATCCCTGCCTGACACCCGAGACCTTGCCCAATCACTCGGCGAAGTTCGTCAGTATTATCAAGTCCATCGAGTCCTCGTCCGGTGTGGTTCTGGTGTACTCGAACTTCGTGGCCCAGGGCGCTAAGCTCTTTGCCATGGCTCTGGAGGAGCATGGATACAGACCGCTGAAGGGCGAGACTCTGATGGCCGAGCCAACCTGGACAGAGGCTCCACTTGGCAACTACATTCTGCTGACCTCCGATGCCAGCGATGCTGAGATTTCGTCTATGTTGTCCGTGGTCAAGAACCGCGATAACGTCAACGGCAAGAAGGTCAAGGTTGTGGTCACCAGTCCTCTCGTCTCGGAAGGTGTGGACTTCCGCTTCATTCGACAGGTTCACATTCTGGATCCCCACTGGAACATGAGCCGGATTGAGCAGGTGATTGGACGGGCTCTGCGTACCTGCAGTCACCAGGCCCTTCCGCTTGAGGAACAGAACTGTACGGTCTATCTCCACATCGTCCGCGCCGAGGAGAACCGTGAGTGTTTCGATGAGTACACCTATCGCACCAAGGTGGAGACCAAGGGCATGAGGATCGCCAAGGTCCGCAAGGTTCTGGCTGAGTCAGCCATGGATTGCCCTATTCAGCTGGCGCTTCCTGCTGATTGGCGCGAACTGGTCGTCCCTCAGATTCGCGATGAGGGTCATGAAGATGTCTCCTACAAGCTGAAGGATATGATGGCCCCGGCCTTCGATGAGAGCCCTGACATCGAGCAGTGCAAGGTCAATCCCAGTGTCCTGGATCCAACCCATGTCCGGCCTCTCTCGACCTACCTGGATTCCCGCGATGAGATTCTCAGCAAGGTTGGTGATCTCTTTGTGGATAAGTCGATCTGGGATCGCAATGAGCTGATGACAGCCCTGGAACCCTTCTCTCGCGAGGTTGTGATCTATACCCTGCAACAGGCCATCACCTCGGCCTTCAAGTTCCTCGATTCCTTTGGACGTCCCAGTGTTCTGGAATCCAAGGGTGAGATGTATGCCCTGGCGCCCATCGGTGTACCCAATGCAACTCTGATCGAGCGCACGACCCGTCCCTCGATTCCCCATGAGACAGCCCTTCCGGAGACTCCGGTTGCTGTAGAAGTGAAGACCGAGGTTGCTGATGATATCATAGACACCCGCCGTAACGCCTTCAAGTGGCCGGCCGATGCTGGCACCCGCTTCTCGGAGTCAGTCAAGGACGGCTATATCTTCGATCACGAACTCAATCCTGCTGAGAAGGCTGCCTACCTGGCCACCAAGCCCCGCCTGCCCTTCAGCGATCGGCTCTTTGATATTCCCGAGACCGACAATCTGATCGGCGAGGATCTGACTCGGTTTCAGCAGTGGAACAAGGCCCTGGTTGCTAAGTTCATTGTAGACAAGGGACGGATCATCGCCTCTCTGGCTCAGAACAACATGTACACGATCACGCCCTTCGAAATTACCGATGAGGTTCCCACGCGATCGCTGGGATCCAAGAGCTTCAAGCCTACGGTATGCGGAACAGGTCAGAACTCGGTCGCCAAGGTCAAGGATCTGGCAAAGTACATCGATATGAAGGGCGTGGGTATTCCTACCAATCTGCGTGGTGCTCCTCTCTGTGTCTACGCTGAGCTCCTCTCCCGCGAACAGCATAACATCGTGTGGTACACTCCCGAAGAGATGCGGGCTCTGGAATCCAAGGACAGCACAAAGGCCATTCAAAAGGCTTTTAAGGCGTAGTCCTACAAAATGAAAACTTCCCATAACAATACCAGGACAGCATGGATCCTTTGTATGAACGTCGTGAACTGACGCGCAATGTTCACCTCGATTCCCGTTACCTCCAACGCAATATTCACGCCAGTCTGGTGGCCCAACTCCGTCACAAGTACGAGGGTATCTGCCTTCCTGAGGGCTTTGTTCAGCCCCGAAGCATCACCATCGCCGAGCACTCTCTGGGACGCACGAACATTATCAAGGGCGGTCTGGACTACAATGTCCGCTTCCAAGCTGAGATCTGCCTCCCTCACTCGGGTCAGGTCTTTCGGGCTCCTGTGACACTCAAGAGCAAGATTGGTCTGCATGCTGAGACGACGCCGATCAAGGTTCTTCTGCCTCGCGATCTCCACATCGGCAATCCGGACTTCGATGCCGTGGAGCCGGGCCAGGACATTGAGTTTGATGTGGTGGGGACTCGCTTCCAACAGGGTGATGGCTCGATCGTGGTTCTGGGTAAGCTTCGACAGATCATCAAGCCGAAGCTTGAGACGGAGGAGGCACCCGTGGAGAACTTCGAGGTAATTGCAGCTCCTGTGGGTCCGGAGTCCTCGGAGAAGAAGACGGTGACCGTGGATGTGGAGAAGACCCGTCCTGACGGAGCGCGTCGTACCAAGAAGATTCGCAATCCTGCGGGAACTACAAATGAATCGGAATCGAAAGGAACAGTTGAAGGAAAAACTTGATCAGCTCGATGCCAACGAACATGAACAGATCTTCGGAATCATCAAGAAGTACACGGAAAACTATACCAAGACCCAGAACGGCGTCCTTGTCTCCTCGGATGCCCTGCCTGACGAGTGCCTCGTCGAAATCGACCGTATGGTCACTTTTTACTTAGACCAGCACAAGCAGATGGATGCCGATGCGCTCGAACGCAAGGGATACGAGAAGCGCTAGTGAAAATGGATACAAACGAATCACAGGAATAGATAAGCAAGATGGAGTCCCTTCTACCTTCCGATGCTCAAAAACAGCTACGCGAGTATGCGTCCTTCGTCAAAAAGGACAAGCACGCAGAACTCGAATGTAAGGTCCTACCCAACAAGATTCACACCAAGGATGTGGTCGACCGTATCGTCAAGGCGATCACGGTCAACGCTCGTGGCTCAGCCGTTGATGAGCACCGGGCAACCTTTCAGTACTCCGACGGCCTGCGGGTTGTGATCGTGGGTCCTGAGAACATCCACAAGATTTGTACCACGGGCAGTTTCCGTGGTGTCCCGCTTGAGGTCGAGCGTAAGCGCAAGTACTTCGAGGTCGTGACGTCCGTCGTGGGCAAGCGCGACATGATTGATCTTCCTGACTCCTCCATTCGCTTCACGCTTCGGCATGAGGAGCACCTGCGCAAGGACTTCTCGGGCTCGCCCATGGATCCTGCCTCGCACGTCCGCATCATCCACCGTCGCTCGTGGGTCAGCCTCGATGGTGGAGTTCGCTACGATCTGTCGATGACCAAGTCCAAGACGAAGCAGACCAAGACCTTCCAGGACATTCTGGCTCAGCCTCCCGTCTACGAGCTGGAGGTCGAGGTCGTCAATCGCACGCTCTCGGACGAGGAGATGATCAAGTCCTTGCTGGGGGCGGTGGCTCCGGTCCTGGGCGCCTACCAGGGATCGCCGTTCCTGCTGACGACGTCCGATGCAGATCGCTATCGTCTGGAGTTTGAGGCCTCTCGAGTCCCCTTTATTAACCCGGTGACTCTGGAGCGCCGTCATCTCCGAAACGATCGTCCTCACAACATCCTGACGGGATACACGGTCACCAACAAGGCCGATGGTGAGCGGTGCTTCCTCGTGGTCATGCGTGACAAGCGTGTTCTTCGCATCACGCCTAGTCAGGTCGTTACCTGGACGGGTCTGACGGCCACGAACGAGGTCCATATCGGTGACGTCATTGATGGCGAGTACCTTGCTGAGCGGAACACCTTCTGCATCTTCGATGTCTACGCCTACCGTGGCAAGGACACGCGTCGTCTGCCCCTGATGATCACCGATGAGGACGTGACGCCGACCTCTCGTCTGGGCTGTGCGCATGCCTTCGTGAGCGATCTGTCCAAGGACTTCCGTGCTTTGCCGACGCAGACGCCTCTGCGTGTCTCGACCAAGCTGTTCCTGGCAGGAGACGGTGCCTCGATGGAGGAGGCCATTCGCAAGATCCTGGACACGCGGTTCGAGTATCCCACGGATGGTCTGGTCTTCACGCCTCGCTCGTCTCCTGTGGCACCGATCACGGAGCGCCGTGGCAATACCTGGATGTCTCTCTACAAGTGGAAGCCTCCCCAGCAGAACAGTATTGACTTCCTGATCAAGTTCAAGCAGATTCAGAGCTACGATGTCAGTCTGGGCAAGCTCGTGTTCAAGGGCACGCTGTATGTGTCTCGCACACCCGGAGACATCATTCATCCTTGCGAGACGATGACGGGTGAGTACACGGAGGTTGCCCTGCCTCCTGAGATGCGTGTCCTGGCTCAGAATCGTGATCGCGTTCCCTCGCCCTTCCAGCCCAGCGTTCCCAAGTCTCCGGATGCCTGTGTCATCTACCTTCCCCTGAACGACCGGGGTGTTCCGATTGACTCGGATGGCAATCGCATCGAGGACAACACCATCATCGAGTGCTCGTACGACACGGACAAGAGCCGGTGGGTCATCATGCGGACGCGTCACGACAAGACCTACCAGTATCGGGTCCTGGGCAAGCCTAACTTCGGCAACGACATCAAGGTTGCGGACTCGATCTGGACGAACATCCACATTCCTATCTCTGAGCAGATGATTCGCGATGTGGCCTCGATTCCTCCGGACGATACGATGGAGGACGATCTCTACTACCGCGACAACCTCGACGCACGTGATCGGGTCCTCAAGGATGTCTACGGGTTCCACAATCGGATCAAGGAGAACCTGTACCGCTCCTCGATCAAGGCAGGTGATACCCTGCTGGAGTTCGGTGTGGGTCGGGCGGGTGATCTTCTCAAGTGGAAGCGCACCAAGCCCTCGCTGGTTGTGGGTGTGGACACCTCGGAGTCGAACATCATCTCGTCTCGCCAGGGTGCCTGTGTTCGCTACCTCAAGGAGAAGGAGCAACACCCCACGGACTTCCTGCCTCCCACACTCTTCATTCAGGGCGACATGACCGAGCCCCTGCTAGAGTCTTCGAACCGCTACGCCAAGATCCTCGCAGGTTTGGAGCCGGCAACGACACCCTACCTCGAGCGCTTCGCCAACCTCAAGGAGTTCGATGCCATCTCCTGCCAGTTCGCCGTTCACTATGCCTGTGAGTCGGAGGAGAAGTTCAAGGCCTTTGTCAAGAACCTCACCGATCTTGGCAAGGGTGTCTTCTTCGGAACCTGTCTGGATGGATCCGCCGTGTATGCTCTTCTGCTAGGCAAGCAGTCCCATACCTTCCGTGCCGAGTCCCAGGTGTTTGGAGAGTTCGTCAAGGAGTATGACGATGGCGAGGGATGGACAGAGACTTTCGGACAGGCGATCTCGGTCCACCTCGAGAGCTTCGAGCAACCTCAGAAGGAGTACCTGGTCCCCTTTGGCAAGATGACGGAGATCCTGGGTGCGGAGGGGTACCAGCTGGTCGGTAGCTCGATGTTCGCTGACCACTACGCTGAGCAGAACTCGATCACGCTCACCCAGGATCATCAGAACTTCTCCTTCCTTCATCGGAGCTTTGTCTTCCAGAAGGTCGAGGTGCCTAAGGCCCCGAAGGAGGAGGAGCCGGAGGTCAAGGTCGAGGAGATCCAGACAGCTGATATTCCTGTCTCCTTAGAGCGCGACGGTGACACGGATGCCAAGGAGACGGCGACTCCCAAGGCTGAGAAGAAGGAGGTCAAGAAGAAGATCGTCAAGAAGGTCGTGGAGGCTGGTCCTGAGCCCGCTCTGTTCACAGGCGGTGACGAGGGCAAGGGCGAGTGGCGCATGCTCTCGAACATGTTTGAGGCACCCTTCCAGATGGATTCGATTACCTTCCCCACGGTCGAGCACTACTTCCAGTGGATGAAGGCCAAGACCTTCGGGGACGGAGCCATTGCTGCCAAGATTCTCAAGACGCCCTCGGCTAAGGCGGTGAAGGCTCTGGGCAAGAAGGTCAAGGATTTCAAGATTGAGGAGTGGGATGCGAAGAAGGACGGTATCATGGCAGCCGCGCTGAAGGCCAAGGTGATTCAGCATCCCGAGATTCGAGAGAAGCTCCTGCAGACGGGTGTCCGGCCGATTGGCGAGGCCTCGGCTCGCGATAAGTACTGGGCCATCGGTACCTCAGCCGATACGTCCAAGGCCAAGGATCCCTCGAAGTGGCCCGGTAAGAACGTTCTGGGCAAGATGTGGATGGATCTGCGTAAGGAACTTTCGGAGTGAAAGCATGAACTACAATAATGAAGTACCCCAACATCGTGTTCTTTCGGCACGAGTCGTATAAGGAGATCGACACCTTCATCAATGAAAACCGAGATAAGCTTGATTGCACGCTCAACATTACGAGCGATCGCAACGACCTTCGTAAACTTTTTGATTCAAACTATCACCTGGTCATCACGTACGGTAAGGATCAGACGGAGTACTTCGAGGACTTCCGTATTATCAATGTGGGTCGGTTCCGTCTGCGATGGATTCACTTTACCTCGATAGACCTTGAGGCCTTCAATCGGGGGGTCAACTATTGCTATGTCCACAACGCCCAGCTGGATCGGCATCTGACTCGTCCCGTCTTTTCGGTCTTTACCTCGTGCTACAACTCGTACGACAAGATCTACCGTCCATACAATAGTCTGAAGGCACAGACCTGCATCGATTGGGAGTGGGTCGTGATGGATGACTCGCCAGACGATAAGCACTTCGAGTTTCTCAAGACGGTCATGGGCGATGACTCCCGTGTTCGCCTGTACAAGCGATCCAAGAACAGCGGAAACATCGGTAACGTCAAGAATGAGACCGTTTCGCTCTGCCGTGGCAAGTACGTACTGGAGTTTGATCACGATGATGAGATTCTGCCTGACTGTCTTGCTGATGCCGTTCGGACCTTTGAGGAGGATGAGGAGGTTGGTTTTGTCTACATGGACTGTGCTCACCTGTACGAGAACGGAATGCCCCACTCGTACGGCGACCACTTCGGTCTGGGCTATGCAGGGTACTACTGCCAGAAGTATCGTGGAACCTGGCTCAACGTGATCTCGCATCCCAACATCAACAACATCACGTGCACACACATTGTAGCAGTGCCCAATCACCCTCGCATCTGGCGTCGTGAGACTCTAATGAAGCTGGGCAACTACTCGGAGTTCCTGCCGATCGTGGATGATCTGGAGATCCTTCTCCGGACGGCGGTGGGGACCAAGATGGCTCGGGTGCACAAGCTGGCCTACATTCAGTACATGAATGACAACGGCAACAACTTCTCCTTCATTCGGAACTGGGAGATCAATCGTCTGGGCACGCAGAACATCGTACCTCAGGCCTTCGACAACTTCAAGATCATCGAGCACATGCGCTCTGTGGGCGCCTACGAGGAGCCCAAGCCGAACTGGTGGAACAACCCGATGTGGAAGCGCGAGGGATTTGAGTACATCTACTGCAACAAGCTCCTCAACTACGATGCGACGAAGCAGTATTGCTATATTGGGTTTGACGCCTTTATGAAGGGACGAAACGACATTCGTCAGCAGTTGGCTGACCCGAAGAATGACGTCTTTGTTCTGGTGAATGACTGCACCAAGGAGGAGCTTTGCAAGGTGATGGATGATCTTGAGTTTGACCGTATCAAGTGCTACGCTCTGAAGGATTGTACCCTTGAGCAGTTGCGCAACTACTTCATGCTCGTCTGCAAGAGCTGTGCGGACTACGAGATCATCCAGACCGACGATAAAATTCCTCATACGACATCGTCGGCCGAGTCGGTTCAGCAGGTGTCTGTCCCACTGCTTCAGGAATGAAACGGTTGTAGAGCTTCTTGCCAATGATCGTTGTAGCCTGTTCGGGCGTGATCTCACCCTTCTCAATCTTACGCTTCAGGGCTAGCATCTCAAAGAAGGTGGAGTCCATGCGATCCTCGGCATGCATTTGAAAAAGTGAGGGGTAGTTGAAGTAGAGCACCTCATTATCCTTCTTGAGTGCCTCCTCATACTGCGCCTTATTTGACTTGAGGTGACGGTACTTCTGCTTCGAGACGTCCATATTCCGAACGAGAGCCTGGACTTCCGTAGCGGAAAGATCGACGCCATTGATTCCACGACGCCCTTCTTCGACTTCCTGGGGAGAGAGTTCACGGACCGTGCCGGCAGGTGCGCTAGCCGACATGGTATGCCTATACTACGACAAGAGGCTTTAACTGAGTCATGAGTTCCGCACACTCGTCATGTGTGGTCATCCCCGTCAGAATGACCTGGCCTGTGCGGAAGACCTTGGCTATCCACTTCTTGTCGGGGAAGTAGATTTTGACTGCGGGGTAGACAGCGGGCTCATAGACCGTCGTCACACCCTTCTTACGCAGATCTGAATATAGAGTATCACGAGAGAGATTCGAGGACGAACAAATCTTGGTCTTGTAGTTCATCAGAACCACACGACGAACACCCGTCCCCTCCCACTCGCCCGTGATCGCGTCAGGGCAGTTCTTTGTGATATGATCCTTGAGCATGGTCGTGACCTGACGATCGTACGACTCATCCAGGACGCCCGTGATGTGAAACACGCCGTTCTGGAAGATTTTGACAGTGATCTCCTTGAGAGGGACCTGTCCATTGCCATCAGACATGGCGACCAGGGTGATTGAGTTATGACCGAACCCGGTTGTTCGCTTTGGGGCGTCGGGCTTTGCGCGGCGCTTGATCTTGTCTCGCTTCGAGGTTCCCCGCTTCAGGACTCCCTGCTTCTCGATCTTGATGATCGACTCGGTCAGGGGGAGATCCTTCACCAGGATATCCGTATTGAGGCGAACGCCCATCGTGTATAGTACTACCATCGTTGTGAGTGTCGGTTGATCCATCTTGCTGAGGTCTAGTCGTGTAGACCCAATCGATTTCGTTTTCCCAGGCATGGGAGAACGACAACGGAAAATGACTAACAACAACACAGGAGAACGTCCGCAAGGCCTTCCTCATGATGACCTCCTCGTGGGGAGTCAACATCCACCCCTCGAGGTAGCCGAGCCAGATCGTTCCGCTCTTCTGATGCTCGACAATCGACACAACTGAATCTGCGAATCCATTGTCGAGTAAACAGTCGGAGAGGTCGAAACAGTTTGCAGGTTTGGCTATAGGATAGGTATAAATTGTCAACATACTTGTTTTCTAGGTGCGTCTTTAAGATACATTTACGTTCGGCTCAATCGTGTGAATCGCCGTATTGAGGCTCTTGATGTTGTATAGCGTCACCTGAGCCGTTGTGATCGAGCACGGGCATCCACGGGCAAACTGCACCTTGGGGTTTGCACCACAGGTGAGACAGGAGTTATATCCACGACCCTGCGTCTGCTTGGCGTTGTAGATCGCGCCAAAGCCCGTAGGATCCGCAGCCATCTTGTCGTTAACCTCGGGCAGAGTCGAGGACGAGAGACAGAGATTCTGGATCTGAGCTGGCTTGATGTTCGCAGGCTTAAGAGCCTGAGCAACCGCCTGACCTGCCGTATACTCATTGTACACCGACGCATCCGTGACGTTGTGACCACCACCCGAATAGAACTGGGAGTTCGGCAGAGTCGCCGTCATATTCAGCGTCGTCGTGCACACAGGCTTCACCACCGCCGTCTCCAGATTACCAGACGCCGCCTGGCGCTTGATCTGGCGAGTGTAGTCGCTCGCATCCATACGAGGACGAGTATCTGTGTAGGTAACTAAGCGTTGCTTGAAGCGTCCCATATACTCGCTACAGGACATTTACTCTTAGAGGCAAATAAAAATGGAGGGAGGTCTTCGTATTCAGATCCCCCGAGTCTATTATTGTCGGACTCCCTCGTGCCAGGAGTTCTTTGTGAATGATGATCTTACGTACTGTAGAAAGTGCTCACACTCCGGGATGCGTGAAGAAGTGGCGACGACAGCACTCGCGAGTGAGACCGAGATCGTTCATAGCCCGCCCCTCAGCGGATACCGTACTTGTGGGTGTCAGGTACACTAGCTCATCCTTCTCAGGACGACCATCCTGCTTGCGAAACTTGGCGACCAGTCCTAGGAAGGTCTTCCACTTTCCAGCGATCGGAAGATTGCAGGTGTAGCAACGAACAGGAATAGGGAAATCCATCTGCTGTTCTCTTACTTACAGAAAGGGCATCCGTTTTTCTTGTCTGCCCGAAGAACAATGAAGATCCCGAAGAACTGGACACTGATGGCCCTTGTCCTCGCCGTCATCGCTGCCTTTGTTTACCTTCTGATTCCGAAGGAGGCGCCCTTAACAGCAAAAATTAATAAGGATATTGCCAAGGTCAATTCTCGTTTCACGCCGACCGAGAGTGTCGATGTGGCGTTCGCGATGAAGATGATGCTTCACGATCCTCCTCAGATGCTGAACCCTCCCAAGGCTCCTCCCCCGCTCCTTCTCTACCCGCCGTCCGACGAGGACCTGGCTAAGCTCAGTGGCGAGTAGTGCCTCGAGCATATATGCTCAACGCCTACCACATGATCTCGAGCTCCTGAACCGACCAGAACTCCGACGTATTATTCGGAAGCTGACGCCGAATAATGTACGGCAACTTCCGCTCCTCAATCTCCCGCTTTGCCACCGTCCAGATAAACATCGGATCACTTGTCTTCATCCCCTTCAGATCGACAAGTGGCTTGGCTCCCTCGGCTATCTGCTGGGCCCGGGTAGCAATCAGCGAGGTGTACTCATACTTGGTAAAGAAAGGCTGGGTCACGCGAGGTTGCTTGATCATCTCCGCCACCTCCTTGCGAAAGACCGGCTTGACCTCAGGATGAAGATCCATCTCGTTTACTCTTACTTGTTGCTAGGGTTCTTTTATCCGTTTTACACACGTATCTTCACTCGTTCTATTCTCACGAATAAACAAATGCCCCTTCTTCGTACCTCGCCCTCTGATCACACCGCCTTTGTTCGAGCTAACGTCCAGCTTCCCACGAACGGCAAGGTGGTCAAGTCCACGAACGTTGCTCCGGCTACGAGTGTCGCTGTGAAGTCGGTGGCGATTGCCTCGAACTCCTCGGCCAAGGCAGCCCCGTCAACGACCATTGTCTCTATCGTCTCTCAGGCGACACCAAAGAACTCAAAATATTCTAACAAGTAAACAATGCCTACCATTCCTGCATCTGATTATACATCCTTC